TGCTGACGCATCGGACTACCTTAGTGGGCAAACAAACTTCAACAAGGACTTGGCGAGAGTTGCTGCTTGGGTAATTGATGACACGACATCAGCAGCGTCCTTCCAAGACCAGAGGAGGGCAACGGAGTTAATCAAGAAATGCGTAGCCAACCCTAGAATAGAATACCACGCGAAGTATGTGGATGCCGTCACCATTCCCTGGACGGGGCGGGTTGTCCTGTCTCTTAACATGGACGCGAACAGTTTATCAGTTATCCCCGCTCTCGACTCAAGTAATAAGGACAAGTTGATGGCTCTGCGAGTCTCAAAGAAGGCATCCAGTAAATTCCCTCCCAACGCCGTCCTTGAAGAGACTATACGGGAAGAACTCCCCCACTTTGCACGTTGGTTGCTTGATTGGGAAGTCCCTAAAGAAGTCAAGGGGGATGCACGTTTTGGTATCGCTTCTTATATTGACCGTAAGATTGAGTCAGCAGCTTACGACAACTCAAGTCGCTCTACAGTAGCTGAACTGGTTGAGTTCTTTGTTAAACGCGCAAGAGACCACTATACAGAACCGGCATGGAGAGGAACCCTTACAGAATTTCAGGGGTGCATCCACCTGTTTAACAACGGCAGGAACATTGGCGTGTCCGGCAACATGGAGTTTGTACGGAGGGGTTTTTTGGTTTTGGAGGAGACAAGTAAGGGGAACAAAAAGTCACGGCCAATAAAATCAATAGGGTCGGGGCAGGGAAAAACATGGGAAATTGACCTCAATGAAAAATATGATATAGATAAAAGCAGTCCTATCCTAGAAAAGGAAACGGCTGATGCTCATGAGTAGAGAAGAAATCGAGGATTTCCTTGAAGAGGCTGTCGGCAGCGATGCGTCCGATATACTCCTGCCTGACGGTTTTGAACGGGCTTTTGTCGGTGCTGCTCTTGACCCGCCCAGAGCTATATTCAGTATAGACCTCTGCATCAAAAAGCTAATTGAGCAGGGGATGAGCCAGGATGACGCAGAAGAGTATTTCTGGTTTAACGTGGCTGGTTCACATATGGGGGAGAACACCCCGCTCTTTATATACACCCTTACTTGAACTGGGCAGGTGGGTTCAATTCGCCAATGGCTATCTGGTATCCATTGGACTTGAACATAAACCCTGAGTCCTCTTTATCTCCAACCTTCCTGTATTTGGCTTCGTCGATTAATGTATATGAAGGTAGCCACCCTACCAGAAACACATATGCCAAGTCGCGTCTCACACGGGTGAAGAAGTAAACATCATTCTCAGGAACAGCTATTTTCTTTGTATTTACAAAGGCACTGAATTCCGGTTTGGGTCTCCCGCTACAAACCTTGGATTTAACTTCCACCTTCTGCTTCTTGTAGACTATGTCATGTGTAAATACTTCGTCACCTACATACCGGCTACGAGGCAAATACGCATTAACCGCAATCTCTCCCAAGCAACCCGTTAGATTTCCCATGCCCCGCGTATAGGAGCCGGGTAGTATCCCCATAGCGCAGGAGCGTTCGTGGGCTAATGATATATCCTCACTGGACGGGGAAAAAACTACAAATTCCTTGCCGTGTTTGAACCGCTTTCTTCCTCTGTGTGAGCGGCTCACGGCTTACTGCTTTTTACGTTTATCTTGGGCTTTTTGTAGCTTTAACCGCTCTTCGACTGCGGTACTAAAATCCCACCCCTCTTGGCGAGCATTGCCTAAGTTAACAATGATGTCAGCATTGCGCTCCATGCGGGGAGCTATTCCCGTGCCTTCTGCCTGGGACTTTCTATACTCATCGCTATCTAAATACTCTTTTGCAAAGGCAAAGTATTCTTCATTTTTGAAATGTTCCCTAGCCTTGGGAGACAACTGCCAATCGGTTCTGAAGGCCATATCGGCTAACGCAATTTGTGCTTCGTCCGGGAGAATCCCCCAGTGCATTTCACCTATATCATTTTTAACTACAGAGATTGCGTGTTTTAAATCTTGATCGAAAAGCTCTTTAATTTTCTTGTCATCAATCTTGCCAAAATTCTCTCCCTCCTTTATCAGGTGACCCACGCCTATAGTGGCATTGCCGTAGATGTCGAGATACGGTGTGTGTCGTGTCCCCTCGTTTCTTTCGATATATTCAAAAAATTTTTGTGTGTCTTCTGTGGGCATAGTAATTAAAATCTAACAGGTGTTAAAACTTTCCATTTTATAAGGTCTCTTGGTGTCGGGCCAGGTTGAGTTCTCCTAACCCTGACGCGCCCGATTGCTTTGTTGCCCCAAGTTATGTAGGTGTAGCCGGACATCACAGAATTCCTTGCTGGCCTGATCCATTCGGCAACAGTGAACCATCCGAAGTTATCAAACTCATTCACTTCAAGTATGTAGTCGAACTCTGCTCCCGCCGACACCCACCACATCCCAAAAACTTGTTCGGAATGATCATAGAAGGTAGTTAACTGCGGCGTTGGTAACTCCTGTGCGCTTGCAATGCCCCAGGATAGCAGTAAGGCGAGAATGATCTTTTTCATGCTAACCTCTTTAGAATTGTCTCCCAAGCCGGAAAGAATATCTCCTCCATACACCTGACTACCGCCTCTTGTTCGTACCTCTCTGAAAACCCAACACCACTTATGAGTAGGGCAGCTTCCATCATTTCATGCCGCAGGGTTTCCAGGGCTACCTTGTCGTCCAGCCCCGTGTTGATTTGGATCAGCTTGTCGTCATGGAAGTATTCCCCAAATGTGTCGCTATCTATTCCCTTGAACTCCTCAACAACCAGCTTGATGCGCCTTCCGGCTATCGTAACTGTCTTGGGAAATTTCATAGGTAATCACCATTTGCTGGCTAATTCGTTATAGAGAACTATACCACCTGTAATGGCTGTAGCCAAGCCGTCCTTATGGGCTGTAGCCAATTGCCAATCGTCCTGGTTAGTGCCAAAGAATGGTTCTGCAATGACCGCAGGACAATGCGTCAGGCGCAGGAAACTAGCCCCGCGAGACCCTTTTCCGCGCCCCTTAATGCCCCTGCTTGTAAACTGCGGGAATGCGTCCTCCATAGAGTCCCGTAGGGAACGAGCCAGGAGCCTTCCGTTCTCGCTGCCCTGCCAATAAAGCCATTCGTGTCCGGTAGCAGACGGGCTGGCGGCGTTGAAGTGAAGCTCGATGGCGAACTCTGCGCCATCACTTTTGAGCTTCCTGGCTAACCAGCGCATAGCACTAGTATACCCGTTACCGTGATAGGTGTTATAAATGCGGATATCCTGGCGGGTCTTTATGGATATCTGCTGCGCCAGGTCACAGTTATAGTCATACTCAGTGGTTCCATCCACTGAGGATGCTCCGCTATCACCCTGGCGACTGTGGCCTATGCAGAGGGCTATCATTTCTTTAAGCCCATTTCAACAGCCTCCTGAAAAGACGGTTCGGTTGCTAAGTGCTTCTTCATCCGCTCTAGGATTTCTTTTTGTTTTGGGGTTTGGAACCCCAGCCACTCTTTATTCCCTTTTAGTGGTTCTCTAACACTCGCGTCAGCCCATTTATAATTCATCCAATCTTCAAACTTTCTATTTTCACGCCCCTCATTCTTCAATTTTGTATAGAAGGCTTCATCAATTTCTTTCTGCTTGTCGTCTCTAGCCCCCATATATTCCTCTCGTAACGCTCTCCACTCTGGATCAACCCCCTCATCGGATAAACGGTGGAGCATATCCCCCCAGATTAACTTTTTTAACTCGCCTCTTTCTGTGGGGGCATTTGAGTAAATCTCAATATAAGGTCTTGGGTCACTCGTATTTTTTGTGGGGTTCTTAGGTTCATCCGGTGACATGAACTCTATTGAACCACCATACCCACTCTCCCCATCCACACGCTTAACGACATAGCCATGCGGCTTTAATCTTGGCATCTCTGAATATATCTCAGACAGAATATCTCCATATTCTGATGGGTTCATCGACCCTGGATATGCGTCTCCCCCAACGGCCTCTGTTGCTTTTGGTTTTTCAGGCATCGCTTATGTCGGCCCCACCCCAAAGAAGATCGCGGTTAAGGGGACGATGAACAAGGATGCGATAGCCAGTAGAATGATGGCTATGATGATCAGGGTGTTGACGAGGCGGAAGATCATTTCCCGCCCCCTATGATGACAGCCCGCCGGTAGCTATAATCCGAATGAAACTTCTGGCCCCGTCCCATCAGTGTTCCCTCAACGAAAGGATATTTAAATCCTTTGATGAGGGTCACTGTTGGGGGATCATACATCGCGCTCTCGTTCAACGCGCTGCGCGAGCCTTTCAAGCCGCAACTTTGCAGCAGGGCTGCCATCGGCAGCAAGGCGATCAATTTCATCTTCCAGGTCATAAACGTAGGTTCTCTGCCGCCAGTTGGCATACGCAATGTATGCTTCAAGGGCGGCGGTTATTAACCGGAAGAAGTTCACTTCTTCTTGTTAAGGACAGACCAGACTAAACCGACGAGAGTCACAAGGGCTGATACGCCCGTAGTAACCTGCTCACCAGATGCCAAGCCAGCCTGAGTCATGAACCCACCGCCGAAGGTGAGGATGTGACGCACGATTCCTAAAATAGCTTCTTTGCTCATTTCTTATTTTTGTTTTTTAGTAAATGGTAGAGCGAAACCACCGCAACGGCGATTCCTAAAAGCCCTCCCAAAATCTGAATTGTCCATTCCATTTGTTCTTGGTATGGGGAGATGACCGCAAGGGCTGACCCAGCCATTCCGGTTGCTCCTTTGGTTAAAATTTCTCCGGTGTTCATTACTCAAACGGGTTTGGCGGGTGGTTCCAATCGGCGGGTAGCTCATCAACCAATGCCGCTGTTTCGGTGGGGGTCAGGAGATAAAGATAATCCCCGTTAATCTGCAAATATGCTCTTCCCCCGCCGTGTTCAGTTTCTGCGCTCCAAATGCGTCTGTAATCGGGGTTGCCCTTCTCCGTAGCTGCTTGCTCAGAGCGTGTTAGAGCATCTTGCTCCGTATTGAATAATAAATATTTCATCAGTAGACCTCCAAAGCAGTATTTATGTCGGATACAATATCAGCATTATTGGATGCTTGATCAGTAGCATATACTATAAACTCTTGTACCTTTCCCGTGGGGCCGGTAGTGAATGTTTTTCCAATACCAATGTTTTGTGCTGTAGCCCCTCCAAGGGCTGAAGTTGTCGAGTCTGTAGAGGAGTCAGTGTCGGCTGTCCCATTGATCACCTGGCTCCTCGCAGATGTCCCTGCGTGGAATGAATACAGCCTGCGCTTGTCTAACAAACCACCAAGACCATTGTCAACTGCGATAGCTGCGGCGAGACTCGTGTTATAATAAAAACGCGAAGAGAGGCTAGTCTGATAATGGGTAAACCATTTTGCGCCAGAGGTTTCATACTTCAAGCACCAAGCTGTGTGGGTCGCAGCGTCAGGTCTATATGTCATAAACACCGAGATGTTGCCAAATGAGAGTCCTGAGTCTGTAAAATGCAAAATATCAGCGTCATCAAAAAGTAATGCGGCTCGCGCTGTCCCTGATGTAACATCTGTAACAAGACTATTGCTGGTGTAAATTTTGGGTTGGTCTGCAATAGTTGGGAAAAAGCTCTCAGCATCTTTATCTACTGCGTTAACTCCGTTACCGGACTGATCATACCATGTGTGACAATAAACTTCATTATCTGACCCTACAAAGGTCGCAATAGTATCACCATCAGAACCCCCAGAGGACGGATTGTATATCTTTGAACTGGCAGATACGAAGCCGTCATCGTCAAAGGCTACATCGGCTGTCCGGTCTGATGTAGCATCGACCCTGATTTTCATGGCATACCCCGCATAGTCCTTGGATAGCTTACGCACCGAATACGCCCTATGTGCTGGAAAGTTATCAAGCAACAGGTTGGGTGCGCCAAACAACCCACTCGCGGGGTCAGCGGTTACGCCGCCACCTAATCCTAATCCAGGAGCCATTGTTCTTTAGGCAGACTTGTATGCAATTACCGCGCCACTAAATAATTGAAATTTAGTAATCTGCCCGTAAAGGGTAATCCCAGCGGGAACTGTTTGCGGGTCGGTATCGCTAGAGTCAGTATCTTCAGCTAACTTTCTGTCGTCATGGACAACGCCCCCATCTTCGCCAGCGTCAGTTAGCTCCGGCCATAGGAGCGTATGGAATTGAGCATCTGCTATAATAGTTATAGCGCAAAATTCCCCTGTATGGGCTTGTCCCGCGCGGTTTTCAAAAATGGCTCCGGCTTCACCGAAGGATTGTTTATCAATGTTGTTTGTAGCCATAGCTAATTATCTTGTTTGTTTGAAATTAATACATGCCTCTCATACCGCTGCCCACTCCTTCGGGTGCGATAGTGACTTTTGGTCTTGCTCCACCTCTATAGGAGTCAATGTCAGCTTCAAGGAGCTTTTGCGCCGTTTGCCAGTGGTACTCAGCCCTTTGGACATCGGCATTGTCTTCTGCCAGCTTGCCCAGGAGGCCGTGTTTTATGATCGTGGCTTCGTTGGGTATATACACCAAATCATCGTCATCCGTTGATACGGGGACATACTTCCGCCTCAATAAGAGCGTAGCCTTTGTGTCAGAGTCCACTGGAGATATCCTGTATCTCCTGAGTCCCCCAGCCCCCGA